ATTGGTGCAGCAGCATCGCCTGCAGTTGGTACACTAGGTTGAGCAGAAGATCCAACGTCTCCACCTCCACCTCCACCACCTTGAAATTGTTGACCTTTTATTTTTGCTATGTTACTGGCAACAACACCGGCAGCAACGGCAGCAAATATAGGACCCATGACTGGACCAATAACTGGTATGGCAACTCCTGATGAATATGCACTAAGTACTGATTGAATTCCTTGCACTGTAGCAGATGCAATTTGTTGTTTCTTATTAGCTTCAAATATCTTCTTTTGTAAAGCCTCTTCAGCTATTGCTTGTTGTTTCTTAACATTGTTATACTCAACACTGCCTTCTTCTAAACCTTCTAGCTCTTGCTCGTGTTTTTCAGCTAACTTTTGACCTTCAACCTCTAATAGATTGTTTTGTAGCTCACTTAGCATACTGATTAGTTCGCCAGCAGCAGCTGCATATTCACCAACTCTTTCAAGAGTCTTTTCAAACTTTTCTTTTTGAGTTGCCTCAATCGCATCCTCGGCAGCCTTGTCGTTGGTAACTTTAGCCTGTCTAAAAGCTTCTTGGATTGCAGCCTTTTCTTCTTCTAGAGTTTTTGTTCTAGCCAGTTCTGCATCTGATAGTGCTTCACCATTGGCTATTCTTTGTTGTAATATAGCCTGCTCTTCATCAATGATTTTAAGTTCAGCATCTCTTTGAGCTTCTAACTGTCGATTAAGTTCAGAATAGTAGGTTTCTACCAGCTTCATCTTTTCTTCGGTAGTCCCTTTGAAAACATCGTATTGTTGCAAGTCAAAAGCCGCAGCGCTAACAGCAGTATCTCTACCTATTTTAGCAGCTGTCTCTTCTTCTCGTCTTAATGCAATAGCTGAATTAAGTAGTTCTAAACGAATACCGGCAATATCATCAGCAGCCTTCTTTTCAATGGTTACTTTTTGATCAGCGGTAACACCTTCAGCTAGTGTAGCCTGTCTTGCAGTTTCTAAAATGATTTCTATTTCAGCAGCTTTTAAGTCAGCAAAAGTGGTAGCATCAAGTTTTTGTTGTTCTAATTGAGCTAATCTGTTTTTGTTGGTTTCTGTTTCTACCTTTTTGTTAAAATCTTCTTGTAGCTTGGTTATAGTTTTAAGCTTTTCACCTTCAAATATAGTTACCTCATCAGCAGTTAACTTTAACTTTTTAGCATTTGTCTTAACAAAGTCCACTTCTGCTTCCGCCTTCTTACGTGATATGTCAAGATACTCTTTAGATGAAGCGTCAAGCGAAACCAATTGAGCATCGAATCCTTTGGTAATGGCTTCTAGTTCTTTCTTTAACCGGGCTTCTAATTCCTTTTGTCTGGCTTCTGCATCCTTTTTAGCATTAGCGGCAGCAGTTTCAGCAGCCTTTTTCTCAACTTCTTTTGCCTGTTTAGCAAAACTTTCTTTTGTTAACTTTATACTTTCTTCTAGATTCTTAACATTTTTTAAGGCTTGTTCTCTAATCTTGGGATCGTTAGTTCTGTCAGCTTCATCTTGTGCTTCTCTTTTCTTGGCCTCCAGTTTAGCAATGGCTTCTTGTTCTTGTATCTTTAGAAAAGCTTTGGCTCTTTCACTTTCTGATGCAATAGCACCTGCTCTAAGTTTTTCTAGAGTAGTTTCATAATCTTTAGCTCGAGTAATACGAGCTGCAATTTGTTTGTTTTGTAAAGTGGTTAAAGCCTGTTCAGCTTTAATTTTATCATCAATAGCTTTTAGATATTCTTCGCTTTCTTCACCCTCAGCTTCCATAGCTTCTTGAGCAGTTGCATAGGCTAAACTTAGTTTAGCAGCCGCAGCTTCCATTTCAGCCTGCTCAACATCATATATACCAGCAGTCCTGGCACCGGTTTCTTCTTCATATAGAGCAATCTGCTCTGCGGTAAATTCTTTAGTAGCGTCATAAACACTTTTAACAGCAGTTACTTCTGCATCTGCAGCTTTCAGTCTTTCTTCTGCCGCTTCTTTTTGTGCAGCTGCTGCTGCTTTGGCAGCATTATTGGTTAAACCTAAGGCATCGGTTAAGGCTCCAAAGGCATCGATAACTGCACCTACAATTTTCTTTATAGCGTCTAACATTGGTTTCAGTAAACCAAGAGAATTAAGAAGTGCAATAATACCTACTACAATAAGAGCGATTGCAGTTGCAAGTAAAAAGATTGGGTTGGTTAAGAGTGCTTTACCCAGTTGTAAAAAGGCAGTACCCATGTCTTTAAGACCACCAATGGCACTTTTGAAACTTATCTTACTAACATTAGTAGCTAAGTTGGTAGCTGATTGCGCTACCTTGCCAAAGTCTAAATCACGTAAACCACCTTTAATTCCACTTATGTTATTGTTAACCTTTTCAAAATCTGAACCAGCTGCAAATTCTGCTACCTGCTCGTTCATGTCTTTCATTCGGTCACGAACTTCACCAGCAGCTGAAGCTAATCTAGCCATTTCTGCTGGATCAGTAGCCTCAGCCATAGCAGAACGCAACTCTTTGAATTGCCCTCTTAACTGATTAAGACTTGCACCTTCTATATTAAACTCCAGATTAACAGTAGCCATATCTTTCTTATTGTTTTATCATTACGATACCTGCTGCATTAAGAGGTGCAGCACCTAAACCTGTAGTTTGGTAAACAAAACCGGCAACTAAACCAGCAACACCAGCAGCTGCATCATCATCGTAAGCCGGTAATGAAGTAATACTAAACTTGCCTGGTACCATAGTAAGATTTAACCCATCACCTGCAACAATATCAACTTGACCATTAGCATACATATCAATTTTGCTAGCAGCTGCACCGGATGTAGTTAAACTGGTTATTAATGGTGATGTAGGATCTATTTCGATTCGTCCTAATCCAGATGTAACTGAATCACTGGTAAAGATATCAACCTTACCAGTGTAATTTTGTTCTATGTAATTGGTAGCACCCCCTGTGGTAACATCACGACGTGAACCGGTAATGTAGTCATTTACCTCAGTAACAGTTAAGTTATTAATAGCATCGTTAATAGCCCAGTCATACTGTGTAGGTTGTTGATTCCATACCAAGGATTGGGTTAATGCATTGCTACAATTAAAACCATGAAATGCACCAGCAGGCGTTAGATTATGAACAAAAGAGGCGTTAGTACCGGCATCAAAAGAAGTCAGAGGTTGACAACCACCTAAGAAGTCAGTGTTAATTCCAATACTTACACTGCTACCAAGTCCATCATCAACACTTAATTGTGCAAAAGCAATACCGGATGGATCTTGAGATTGTAAACGCAAACTGGCTATGCGACCAATTGCAGTATCTTCTGAATTTAATTCAACATTGTTATCGCTAACACCTGGTAGACCACTTGTACCAAATGATAAGGTACTCTCTAACGGGCTAAGTCCAAGTGGGTTACGGACTACCTGGTCAGTGTCAATGATAATGTCAAACGGACCAGTGTTATTACCAACACCCAATACTGTGGTTAAGTCAGGGTTAACTGGTACAACACCAGTGGCCAGGATAACAATACCTGTTAGGTCTCGAGAGTAGAGTATACCATCAGCTACATTGTAAAAGAGTTCTCCTTCAAAAATGTCTGTGGCAGTAAAGTCGTTAAGGTTATTGGTTAGCGGAACAGTAGGCACAACACCTGCTGTCATACTTCTTTTCATCAATAACCGGCTGTATTCTATGTTAGCCATTATGCGTTAGTCTTTTGTACAACGGACCAAATAGTACCAACAAGTGTCATGACACCACCAACAATTTCAGTGACCATGCCTTCGCCAATTAGTCCGCGAGTTACAAGTATACCACCAACAAAGGTTAGTGTATGTCGTATGATTCCAAGGATTTGTGCTTTTTTCATAATGAGATTTATTTGTTCTATTTATATTATAGGTAGAGACGTCCTTTTTTCTATACTTGGTCAAGTCCGCCGTCAATATAAGTTCGGGTTGTTACTGTTCTGGGTGCACCACCGTAAGGTCTCAAGACATCCAAACCTCCGTCAATAATGTCAATGGGATCTACCTTATCAGGTGGAATAGCTACATCAGCACCCGGGTCTACAATAGTAATACCTGTGATTTGTACGCCACTGCCATTAAAGGCCCAGCCTTGTACTACAAATCCTGGTTGATTAGCCACTTGATCATCACCAATTACTACACCGGTAAAGTCACTACCCAGCACACCACGCCTACCCATGATCTCAATTGTTCTGTCGCTATTAATGGTAGAGGAGGCTATGTTAGCTGACTTGGTTTTATTGTTGCTAGCCTCTATAATCTTTTTGGGTGGTCTGACGGGTGCAACAGTGTCTTGTGGTGCTGGGTTAACATTGTCATACCAAGTAGGTTTAACAATACTCTCTTTGCCAAAACGTGGCATTTGAACTGCATCGTCAATACTGATTAACTCAACCCGTGTTAGTTGACGGGTGTTGGCATTGTAGTCAATAATGCGGTTAATGTTCCAATAGGAATTGTCAATCCTTATCTTATCATTAAGTTTCATTTTTTGAATGTCAACCGGGTTTAACCAAAAGTTAGCAGTCATCATTTTTCCACTGTTGATTTGACCCATGGTTCGCCGCCAATATAAATTGTAAAGGTTGCTATTAGTGGTGTTTACAATATCATAAAAGTAGTAATCACAAATTCCAAAGTTAATGTCAAAACTGGGATTTGTTGCTGCATTCATATGCGAACAAAAAGGAAAATCCGTAGTAGCAAACAAGGATCCAGGATATTCTAAAATATCATAGCTAGTGGAAGTAGTTACCATACCGTTATCCATAAGAATACGGATATTCATATCAGGATTTTGGCCACTGATGAGTGGAGCCACTACACCTAAACTGGTGATAGGTCTAACTGGTGTTGGAGAAAAGATAAGTTCCTTGGTTTCAACATCCTTAATATACTCGTTTTCAAATATGATTTCCTGTTGGCCATAAATCTCTTTAGTGCTTTCAGTGTAGGCTACATTGTAATCATCATTGTCTTCCTTGTAGGTTAAGATGAGTCGTTTTTTATGAAGTTCTGGTAAGAACTGTAAAGTCTGTGTGCTCTCTCTGTCTAGTTTTTCTGTCCAATCAACAACTACACCGCTGTCATAGAAATCATCACGGTGTCGATAAATTAAGAGATTTTGTTGATTGGGATCCTGTTCAACATAAAGGTTATACATCATGCAAATGGACTTAATAAAATCCGATTGCTTAATTCTTGAAGGCACATACTCATTCATAAAAACAGTTGAACCATAAACAAGTGCTTCTGTGTTATACTTAACAGTTAACTGTACAGCTGACATGTTGACTGCTGGAATAAATGAACCAAAGCCACCAAGTACAGGATTGTAATAACGTACTACTTGACCAGCTGCATTTGGCTCAATTTGAATTCTAAATTTAATAGGTGTACCACTTGTTAAGTTAGTAATACTAACAGCTACTTGAGTAGTGGCTGTTGGTTGCAGGACATTCACACCAGGATTCAGTATTTGTCCGTTACCTGCACCTGAAGGTTGACTACCTGCTGGATAAGGTTGTGTGTAAGGCGTAAGCGGTGCAATACCTAGCACTGCATTAGTATTGGCATTAAGTACAGCAATCTCAGCTCGATAAGACGAATCAGGATTGCCTAGTGTCATGGGATTTGTATATGGATTGTTTACTGTAAAGTCAAATGTTACATCAAATATAAAATCAATAGCATCAGGAGAAGCAACCGGTGTACTTACTGTATAGGTAGAAGTGGCAGGAGTATAAAGGTTAAACGGATCCTGTATCTCTGTGTTAATAACTAGCGGTGTATATAGCGGTGTAATTGCTGAATTCATTTGAGCAATAGCAAATGGAATAGTTGTCTGTGCAGGACCAGTTGCAATAACAGCATTGGCCTGGTTGGCAGCAGCTGTTATTTTTTTATCATCACCAGTATAAGGAATTAGGAGTTTGTCAAAATTAACAAACGGACTAAAGGCTGTTTGCCATTGATAGGAATAACCAGCATCATTGTGTATACGTTCCCAATAGGTTTGTGCATAAATGGCAGGCTTAAAGTCATTCATGGTATACATGGCTGAACCAGGTGCTGGAGGTGCAACCCAAGGAGCTACATATTTATAGGGAACACTAAATGCATTATGACTAAATGAAGTCACAATGGTACTACCTAGAAATGAATGATTAAGATCGCCAAAGTCAATGTCAACCAACTCACGGCTACCCAGCTTGGTAAAGAAATCACTGGCTGTATCTTTAACCAGGACTTCATATTCTACATGTTCATCTTCATTAGGTCCCTTTTGTAGTTTGTTAACCTTGACTACTTGTAAATAGGCATTCTCAACTACAGGTATGTTGTTTTGTAGGATATTGCAATGCTGCAATTTATTGATATCAAAGGTCCCAGTTGTTAGGTTAACTTCATACAGCTGACCGAGTAGTGTATTGTTGTTCTTGGTTCCTGGCAGCTTAATGGTTTTGGAAAAGGTACCAGCTCGTTTGCTGATGTCTTTAATGTCAGCAACACTATAGGTTACTGGAACCTGTACTTCTTCAGCTACATCTAAATAGCCAACCGGTGTAGTACCTGGAACAGCTAGCGGATTGGAGATAAGTTGTATGCGGGTAGTAGATGATATCATATTAGATGTTTACTTGATCGTCAACAGCTAATCTTATGTTTAAGTTAGCTCTTATTAGACGTTTGTTTTTACGGCTTTGAATTTCATAAGTGGTATCAGTTATGATTATCCGTCTCCAAGGAGAAGTGGAATCAAATCGTATATAGGCTTCAGGCGAAGTAACACATTCTGCAAAGTAACGGTTCATTCCTTCACTCATAAAATCAGTAGCCAAAGTATACCGGGCATCAAAGTCTACATCAAAGTTGGTGAGTCCTGCATCAGAAGTTTGATAACCCCATTGGTTACTAACACCCCCACCACCTAGATCACCTAGTTCTTTACGGAAGTCTTGACGAGTAACCGTTATGTTTTCTCGTTGCCGTAGAGTAAAACCAAAGGAAGACCAAGAACCAGCCCGGTCCATAAACAGGATTTGTGTTTCGTTAATAGGACAACGGCGGTCAATATAAACTCGTTTGCTTTGTGTAGTGGCTACTCCTAAACCAGTATCATACCCATACACATCATAGTATTGTGTGGTTGGTTTAATTAGCGGCAAGACTGCTAGACCAACAGGTGTTAGGGTTCCTAGATTACCGGGTCCACAAGGAACAGCTTTCATAAACATAGTAGCTGATGAAGTGCTCTTTGTAAACTGTTCACCTGCATCATTAACAAAGTATACTGTATCAATAAGATTAGTTTTGTTATCATAGAAGTTCCAATGCAAGTGTTGCCAATCAAAACATTTGAAATCAGTAGGTGCATTATTTTGAATGCGCGTTTGCGGATTATTTGGTAAAATTTGATTGGTATTGTAAGTGGTAAAGTCTTCAAAGGTATAGGCACGATTCCATGCAACTACCGCTGTATCATTAAGCAGATTTAGGAATCTGGGACCAGTACCAGCTGCTAATTGAGTATTACCCGGTGTTAATGGTGCAGAACCTGGAAAGTTAAGATTGATTGTAATTGTAAAAGGATTGGGAACTTCAACTACAGTAAAATAACCGTTAATGGCATCTTGAAAGTTACCGTAAACAGTAGTTAACACATTGTAGATTTGATTACCAACAGCTAAACCGTGAGGAGTAGTAAAACTTACTAGATTGGTTTGTCCTAAAAAGTTAGGTCCAGTGTTAAATTGATAATCATCAAATGCCCAGGTAAATGAATAGTCTTCACCAAACTTTACATCATAAGCGTATACAGCATTGGCATCAGCTGAATAAAAAGTGGTGTTGGTTAAAATCAAGGCATTGCTGATTTGTGATTGAATAATTTTGCTTACATCTACATAACCGTAACCATCACCAGGACGGGGAGCAATGTCCATTTCAGCTAACAGATTGGCAGTACCAGCTGCAAAGATTTGAACTACATATCGAAATGAGGGTTGATTCTTATTGGTAGAATCCAGGTAGTATACATGCGGATTGTAGGCCGGATGTGGTTTAGGCGGAAGAGCAACAAATGTGAGTGCCATGTAAGATTTATTTTAATATATTATAGGAAGCAAGTCCAAGTTTTTTTAAGGGTTAGACTAGATTTAATAAACAACTATATTATATCTACTAAACTATACTAATTACTATATCTTTAATTAACTTTAATTACTTTACTGTTGGATAAATTTATTTAACTAATAACTAGGTACTAAAGCTAACCGAAGATTATCTTAAAGCATAATTTAGATATTGAAGTTATAGACTCCAATTCCACTACCTGGCTGCTTAAGAAGGTTACGCTTAATGTGCATAACTCCATAGCGAATTGCATCCATAGCATCATCCCAAGACTTAATGACTTCTTCAGTTACTACACCATTATATTTGCGATAACGGTAGTTTTGGTTTTCTTTAATGATGTTCTTTGCATCTCGACTCAGGGTTACCCGGTAAGTCTTAACTGCATTAATACCGTCCTTAACATCCTTAATGGCATTTACGATTCGGTAACCACTTCTACGGATATCCGCAATAATCTCTGGTCGAGCCGTTTCACTAACAATAACATTCTGCTTGTCTACTCCCATTGCCTCCATTCGGTTTAAGATATCTTGACTGGTCAAATAGCTTTCATAGATAAGTTCCTCAATGAAGACTTCACGCTCACCGCTGTTATACCAAATCTTAACCATTGCCGTGGGGTGTTGGTAGCCGTAGTCAATAGCGTAAATGTAATCAGTTAAGTGTGCAGGCCGCTCTCCAGTAGTCCACTCTGTATAGACATTCTCACGACTGTACGCCCGCTCTCCAAGCCCGAAGATTGTATAGTAGTCGGTATCTGTTTCACGATAGTTTTCAATCTCTCTAATGATCTCTAAAGGAAGGAAAGGGTTGTCTCGATAAGTAGAGTGGATTCGGATTGTGTTGTTGTCCGGCAGTGCATACAGGTAGCTGTCAACCTCAGATGGGTTGTAGTCAACAATTAGTTTAAGTGTGGTCCTAAGGTTCAGCTGTTGGAAATCGTCATAGTGTAATTCGTTAGCTTCATTGACCCAGGCTATGTCTCGTTTACGACCTCGGAGTTTTTGCTCACTGTCAACACTAAAGAATTCTACAATGCTACCGTTGGCAAAAGTCCATGTACGATTACCTTTGCTCCAAGAGTCTTCATTCCAAAGCTCCATAGCCTTTAAGACTTCAATAAAATCTCGCATAACAGTAGCACTCAAGGCTGGTCCTGTCTTGCGGACAATAGAGACTATTTTGTCGGGATTTTGCAAACACCAAAGTATTAAGGCTTGACAGATAGAATAGGTTTTAGAACTACGACTACCACCTTCATTGCGGATAAACCGTTTGTCGCTCATGAGTGCATCCCAGTTCTTTTCGAACACAACTGTAGCTTTAATCTTCAGCTCCATTCGGTCTAATTATTTCTATTTTAACACTCTCTATATTATTCTGTACATTCAACTGCAGTTCTGGTGCATAGTAACCGTTGAGTTTACTAATCATATCCAGGGCTTTCATCTGCAAACCGCGGTCAGGAATATTAGACATGCGTTGCTCCTCAATGATTTCCATCAGTTCAGTCATAACATATTCACGAGTCATACCACTAGCATTGGCCAGTGCATGTTGACGACGACGAATAAGCTGCTGTACTCCTGGATTCTTTAACAGCCTATTGGCTCTAACATGAGCTCCGTTCTCACTGTATCCTGCAGCAATGGCACTGCCAGTTCCATCACCAGCTTTGCAATAGTGGATAGCAAACAACTTTTGACGGTATGTTAAATTAGCGATGAGTGGATCTCGCTCTAGTTCTTCCTCAAACTCGGTATCATCTACCACCTCAGGTGTTTGTAAGAGTTCTTCTAAAGTGCGCATGTCCGGATTTGGATCTGGAACTGCTTGGTAGTGGATTACACCTGTACGTTTCTTGGTTCCCATAGTTATAGAGTTAATTTATTTATACACCATTGACGATAACGATTTTCTATCTCAAGAGCTTCATGAATCAGGATGTAGGCTCCACTAATACTGATGTCTAGATAGGCAGCTACATCTCGCCCTTTGCGATACTCATTGACAGTGTAAATGTTAAAGAGCCTGCGTTCTCTGGGTGACAGGGTAGAGATAAAGTCATGGGTAACAGTGGGCAAGTCACCTAGATCCAAAGAGTTAGTAGTCTCTACTTGTGCCAGGATAGGTAGGCTTTCGCTACCTCGGTGAAGTCGACGATAAGGACTGTTCCACCATTGGATGTTCATCTTGATGTAGTTCTTGGCAATACTCTCCAGGTGGTTAGCATCAGTAATGGTTTCCATCATGTTGTAGAGATGGAGGTAGGCATCAGCAAGGATTAGACCTGGTTCATGACTCAAGCGATGAGTCCTAAGTGCACCCAGTGCATACCTTGTGAGTTCAGGATAGAGTCGAGTAAACTCTTTATCCAGTTGTGGTTTGGTCATTGTCTAACCGGATTTTTTCAAGGGCCCAATCATCAGCCATTACATGCTTTTCCATTTCAGGTAGAATAATGTCTACAAACATGGCACGTTGATGTGCACTGCAGTGGCAACCGGCAGCCGGTGGTACAATGTAACCCAAACGTTCCCACATGACTGCCAAGATTTTGACTTCCATTTTGGCCAAAGGTTGACCGCTAACGGCTCGGTCTAGTATTTTACGTTCAGTGTCAGTTAGATCCCTTCCGGGTTGTGGTCGTTCTGCTCTCATTGAGATTTCCCTTTTCTCTATTTATCTCTTTAAGAAACTCACCAGAAGCAACTCCTTGCTTTAAGGCTCGGGCTCTTGCTAGTCGAGATCCGGCTTCACTACCTGGTGTATAGACATAGCATTTACCGGATTGTCCCCAGCGCCATCCGGGTTTTCCATCAAGTTGACATTCATTTAGTGGCATAGCTGATTATGAAAAGTAAGTGTAAGCAGACTCTGATGAACCACCTCCAGTGGGTGGAAGAGTATACTGTTGAATGTTGGTAGTACCGGTGAGGGTTAAGGCTTGACCATAGAGTGTATTACCACCACTGCAGTTGATGTTGGTAAACCGGGTTCGGCTCACATATTGGTTGTAGGTGTTAATTGTTAAGTTGGGAGAAGCCCCGCTACCGGCTTTTATTTCTAGTGTTGGTGTTTGCGCTGCATTAGGTCCATTGCTACCACCATTCAGGTCGATTGCAGAATTGACTGTCATAGTAAAAGGGAAACCAAAAGATAAATCAAGTGCTGATCTATAGTATGTACCACCATTATTAGTTATGCCGTTAATTACATTAAATTCATTAACAATAATAGGTACACCTCCTAGGGTTAAAGTTGGTGTACCAGTAGAGCTACCTGAATGATTGATAATAAATTTATCAAATTGTGGATTTCCCACAAATGTAAGAAAATTACTACTGATGGTCGAATTATTGGCATAAAAATCCCAAGTAGTTCCAGAGATAAGGTTAAGAGTTTGTGTACCTGTAGCGTTAATACCATTTAAGTTAGCACGAATAACGGGATTGACAACGGTACCAGCAACATGCCTAAATTCAATAACCGTACCAGCCGTTGTACTTGCATTACCAAAACCAAATCCTGAATTGCTAATTGTAATAGTTCCACTAGTGTTAATATCTAACCTACTGCTTATACCATTAATTCCAAAAACTACTACATTGAGCGTACCTGTACCTATCATCTCATAACGAGTATCGCCACCAACCGCGCTAAATGATCCATTGAGATCACCGCTTATGTAAACTTTTCCTCCGCTATTGTCAATGTTTAAGTTTGATCCGCTAATTAGATTAGTAAAATAAAGATCTCCAGTGGCATTAATAATTCCAGAAGTATTATTCTGAAAACAAGGAATAGGCTCAGTACTACCTGCAAAGCTTAAGTTAAAAGAACCAGCTCCAGTACTTTTGGATATTCGCCCTTGAGTTGTTCCAGTTCCCAAAAAATTGTAAGTTGGGCTAAACGCAGTACCAGCAAAAGTATTGTTAAAAGTGGTGCTTGTTAGGGTTAAAGTAGTGGAAGCATTAATAGTTAATGTATTGGCATAAAACGCTGTCAGGTTAATACCCAGGATACTGGCATTCACATTAACAGTTAACTGACCACTAGTACTGGCTAGTTGGATGTCATCACTAGTGGTAGGTATAACACCTCCTACCCAGGTGGCTGTGGAGTTCCAGTTTCCACCGGCTGCAGAGACTACTCTAGTTGCCATTTTCTTCTTCTTTATATTCTACATAGACTGCCAAAGGACTATTGAGGTAATTACCATAAACACGATGGTCTCTCTCTAAATCAGCTAATCTTTCGGTTACTCGCATTTCATAGTTATCATCTTCTTTAACGCATGTTTCAAAGGGAAGAGGACCCATGTAAAACCTTAGCCATACATAGCCTTCGTAGGCGTTGTGTACTGTGTATTCCATTATGATTTAATTACTTTTATTTGTAGGTTAACACGTTGAACGGTTGAGGCACTGTTAACATTAAAGGCCAAGACATCGCCAAAGGCTAATGTAGTAGTCCAGGTTGCGAGTGTCAAGTCAGTGTTAATCTGTTGTGCTGTCAGTGTAGGTAGCTCTGTACCAGCAATTGAATTTGATGGTCCGGATGGTATACTCAGTGGAGCAGTACCTTTCCAAACATCAATAACGATAGAACCAGTTTGGTCAGCTACCAGCCCCCAGCAATCAATCTCACAAGCATAAGGTGCAATAAGATAACCCTTAAGACCAGTGGTAATAGCACTACCACCACCGTCAATGGTTAAACCAAAGCAGCCAGCGGTAAGAGTATTGTCAATAGTAAAGTTAGGAGCAATACCACTAACAGCTATACCTGTACCAGCGATTGGTCCAACTGTTGGTCCTGTAGCACCTGTAGGTCCAGTGGGTCCAGTGTCACCTGTAGGGCCAGTAGGTCCAGGTATGGTTGAGGCTGCTCCTGTAGGGCCAGTTGGTCCAGTGTCACCTGTAGGGCCAGTAGGTCCAGGTATGGTTGAGGCTGCTCCTGTAGGGCCAGTTGGTCCAGTGTCACCAGTTGGTCCTGTAACTCCTTGAGGTCCGATAGCACCAGTGTCACCAGTTGGTCCTGTAACTCCTTGAGGTCCGATAGCACCAGTGTCACCAGTAGGCCCTGTTGGTCCAATAGGTCCAGTATCACCAGTTGGTCCTGTAACTCCTTGCGGTCCAATAGGTCCTGTGTCACCTGTTGGTCCAATGGGTCCTTGCGGTCCAATGGGTCCTGTGTCACCAGTAGGACCAGTAACTCCTTGCGGTCCAATAGGTCCAGTATCACCTGTTGGTCCAGTAACTCCTTGCGGTCCAGTAGGGCCAGTTGGTCCAGTGTTACCTTGTAGACCTGTAGCTCCAGTTGCTCCTGTAGCACCTGTGGGTCCAGTGGGTCCAGTAGGTCCTTGTAAACCAATACCTTGCGCTACCGGGTAGACAACCCCA